GGACGATAGCATCGGGTGATAACTTCTTAATGAGGAGTTTCATTTATATATTTATAATCCTATTCTCTAATATCGTTATCAGTAGCAGTAGCAGTAGCAGTAGCAGTAGCAGTAGCAGTAGCAGTATTCGAGGGTGGTGGGTCGTTCTTCCGAAAAGACGCTAGTTTCAATGCCATGATACGAGATCTTTCACTACCCGACGCGGTGGCAGTTTTCTCTTTTTTAACCTCTGTAAAACATTCACCTTCTTCATCTACATTTTCTACTACACCGAGTTCCGTGGGTCGCTTCAATTGCCCTCTACCATACTGTCGCTCCAAATTCTTCACTTTCTTCTCTTCAGCTTTACCTGGGTTAGCCGCAGCCTTGTTTGCTTGCTTAATTTTTTTCTTTTCAGCATCGGTCTTGCGAACTGGTGTTTGTTTGAGAACAACCTTCTTGGGTGCCATCTTGTTATATATAATAAGTATTCTTTAACCGATTATAATATCACTGATTTTCATATCTCTCGAAGCGGGCGAATTTAAAAGATGGGCGCGCCCTCTATAAATAACAGGGGCGGTGTATTTGTCACGGATTATATATTTTGTGTTACGGTCAAGTAGTATTTCAACCTCCCCTCCAAAATGTGACAATCCAATAAGAGGGATACATCTAGTCCCGGGGAGAATAGTGATAACCTTGAAACAACAAGAACTTGAACTATTAGTGAACGTATTGATAGCAACTGAATAATCTAAAGTGGTAGATACGAAGCCCTTATTATAGTACACTTCATTACTTGTATATTTAGATGTAAAATCATCCGCCGCGAAAAAACAATCCTTCACACCCCGAAAAACAACCATGGGTTTAGTTGTAGGAGGGGATTTCTTTATAACACGGCTTATAGTATCGCTTAACATTTTTATTAATGTATCAACAACTTTATGTTTTAATTGTTTTGGTGGTAGTCTCAGAAATTTCCTGTACAAAGTGGCAATTCCCCGACCCGATGTATCTTTTTTTGCTTTTTTTATTTCACCCAAAGTCATACCGAAGAACTTCACATCGAAATCAACACTCTTATTCGTCGTTATATATTCGAGGAATTCATAAAAAAATGGTTTCACGTTAAATCGGTCATAATTAAAAATCATACCACGTTCTTTAATATTGATATATACATCACCATTTTTAGTATAGGAATACAGAGCGAAACGCTCCCTATTTGATAACTTTGAAATATACTCCTGCATTTTAATGAACCATGTTATATCAATTATATCAGGGTTTGTATCTCGTTTTAAAACGTGTTTGTAAAAGTTCGATGAAATGTTATCATACCCGAAACTAAGTTTTTTCACTTCACGTCGTTCAATATTTCTAGGTGTCTGAAAAAGTTTATATAATTCGTCGTCATCCACATCGTCTTCGTCTTCGTAATAGTTGAAATGATAAAGTGAAATATTAATAGGTTTTTCGATAAACGCGTAGGGTGGTAATTTTTTACGATCCGTGTACTTCATGACATTTCTGGTTTTGTATTCACTTTTTTTCAATACATTTTTAATTTTTTTAGTAAAAACTTGTTTTAATTGAGAAGATAACTTAAGCCGGGGTAGAAGTACCTTTTTCTCTACGATTGGTTCGAGTAATTTTTTTTTCATAGTTTTAAAATTATCTATCTTCCCCTTTTGGTTGTCAAATACAGTGGGGTCCTTCTTGAGCGCGAGTTTATACGATTGACCCCCTATCTTCACACATCGCCTCGTGTGTTTATTGAATACCTCGTCGGGAGCACACACGGGTAGGGGTTTGGGGGGCTTCAGTTTTATAGCTGTTTTGGGAGGCTTCATACTTTTTGAAACTTTCCACACGGTTATTTTATTTAACTGGTCATTAAAGACGCTCGGGTCCTTCTTTAACGCAACCTTGAACCCTTGACCCCCTATAGTCAAACAGCGTTTCGTGAGCTTGCTGTACGCTTGGTCAGGTCTGTCGCACGTAGTCTTTTTGTTTTTCATAACCTTTTGAATTTTCTTGCTATAGTGAGAAAACGCCGCTGGATTCTTATTCACACTATTCTTGTATTTTTCACCACCAATTTCAATACAACCTTTAGATTTCTTGTGGTACACCTCCGTGGGCCCACACTTCGGGATGGGCATTTATGTTAACGGAGAAATTTTTACGTTATCATATATTAAAGTCGTTTATTTTATTATCGAGTGATTAAAATGTCCCTAAAAAGTAGAATGCCTCTCACTGATGCTCATATTACCAGGAAGGTTAATGCGTTGCGTAAAACACAAGGTAAGATTTACGCCCCGCTCAAATATTTCAGGGGACTCACAACTCTAAAGGGGGTCGAGACCCGCTACAAGAAGATGCTCAAGCGAGACTACGAGGGGTTCAAGACAGACGAAGGACAGAAGACAAAAACCTCCTCCTACACTCAGAAATTTAGGAAAATGTATCCGGGAGCCAAATCCCTCCCTGAAATTGCTAAGGCTACTACGATTCCCATGAGGACCGTGAAGACCGTATACAATAGGGGGCTCGCCGCGTGGAGAACCGGGCATCGTCCTGGTGCTTCTCCACAGGCGTGGGGGTATGCGAGGGTGCACAGCTTCGCCACAAAGGGGAAGACGTACTACACAGCGGATTCTGACCTTCGAAAGTGAACCTAAGTGAGTGTGTTGTATCTTCTCACTCAAAATGTCCGAAAAACTCCGAATAGAAATCAACCAGCTCAAGCTCCGCCTCGTCAACCTGGAATATGAAAACAAGATTCTCAACGACACACTTCAAGAGAAGGAGACGGCTCTCTTGAAGAACCAGATTTTCCAAAATAAACTTTTACAAATCCACGAAGTGTTTAAAAATGCCCTGACGTACCGAAAGCAAACTCGCTAAAAAGACCACTCTGTTCAATGGTCTTTTTTTTGAACTGCAACCCATTTTTATAATTTTGGAAAAGAATCATACACAGGGCATCCGCCACGTCGTGCTTTCTTTCCAATCTCTCATAGTACTTGAAATCCTTTAAATATTTACCAGCTATGTTCTCCGTGCGCTCCTTGCGCTGCTCGTAGTCCAGGTATCCTATACCGAAGTGTTTGTGCATAGAGACGGGACTGATGAGAATAGCCCTTTCCCTAAACATGTAATGAAGAAGAACCTCTACACTACTGATACCCCCGGGTGGTTGTCGCTCGATGAGCACCTGGTCCGCCTGAGAGAATACGTCGGTGTACTCCATCACGAAACGGTGAATCATATCGGAGAGCTCGGGGGCTTCGTTCGTTTTGAAATCTGTGAGGTTCACCTTCTGAACATAAAGAGGGGTGACCTCCGCCCCCGTACACTCTGCCAAAACTACACCAATGTTGTAATACCCTATATCGATTCCGATTATTTTCATTTATATATATTCATCTACGCTCTTTAACTAACCGCTCGAGTCTATTCACTTCTTTGTTCATAAAAATAGTCAGATGCATCACGGTACCCCCGAGTATCACTTGACCCGCGTGTTTCTGGGATACCACCTGTTCCGCGCGAACCAAGTGAATACTCGTCTTTTTTTTAGGTGGTGCTTTACTGTGATAGGCTGCCAGAACCGCAGCGTCCGTCTTGGTCTCCTTTGGTAAGGTGTCCAATTCAGATACTATGACCACGTGGGCGCCGGGGGTATCCACGGTGTGCATCCACCAATTTTTTGGGTCCCTGGGCATGGTATCATTCTCTTTGGCATTCTTACCGACCCGAATGGGTATACCATCAAAAGACACGTACTCGTACATATATGTCCTAAGTGGGAAGCTTTTATGTATCTCACCTATGGCTTCTAGATTTTCTGTATTCATAGATACTATCGTTGACCCCAGAATCTCGGTGCTCAGAGACCGAAACGTCGTCAAATGGATTTATGGTGATTTGTCTTTCCTCACCGCCCGCAAGAAGGAGCATGAAGATGCATGGGGGCGGAAGGTTCTCAATAGACCTGTTAAACAGTGGTCAGGTCAGCTGGGTGAAGCGATAGGAAAGGAGGTGTGCATTCTTCTTTACGATAATGTCAAGATTCCTGAACGTATT